TTAATATATTATCCTTTATAGTCCTTGACAAATAGAAGTCAAGCCATTATATATAAAAATGTTATTGTCCTAACACCCGCTATTTATGGGATAGCGGGACAATAACAGAATAAAGAAATAACTAACAATGGACAAATAATGAAATATACATATAAACCACAAAAAAAGCTTTTAGGGTCTTCAACCTTTAAAATGCAAAAATCAAAAGGATATAAATATTTAAGTGAAATATTACACCTGGCCCCCGCTGATATTGGGGGTGTTAATATATGCGCTAACGCTAGCCCCGAGTGTATAAAATTATGTTTAAACACAAGCGGGCGGGGTCAAATGACAACTGTGCAAAAATCAAGATTAAATAAAAAATTCTATTTCTTAGCGGATAGGTTGAAATTTTTAAATCATTTAGACCATGAAATTAAACTAGGTTATGGGCGGGCAAAAAGAAAAAAATTGAAATATACTGTTAGATTAAATGGCACGTCTGATCTTCCATTTGAGCGTTATAGATTAGAGAACGGCAAAAATTTAATGGATAACAACCCACAAGTACAATTTGTCGATTATACAAAAGTCACAAATAGATTAAACAAAAAGAATAAAATACCTAAAAATTATGATTTAACTTATTCACAAGCTGAGAATAATTTAGATGATGTAAAGAAAATATTAAAAACTAAATACAATATAGCAACAGTATTTAGAAAAAAACTACCTAAAAAATGGTTGGGCCGTAAAGTTATAAACGGTGATAAACATGATTTAAGACACTTAGACCCGAAAAAAGTTGTAGTAGGTTTGATTGCTAAGGGTCGAGCAATTAAAAATTTTAACGGTTTTGTACAAGATATTTAATATATGAAGTATCGAGTTTGTATAAAAGGGCGATACAGTAAACCCGCATTGCTAAAGAACTGGAACCAACAGGCGCAAGCGCAAGCGTCTGTTGGGATTAAACTAACAAGCGCACAAGCTCAAGCGACAAGCGAGCAGAAGGGATAATATGGCAGAACGAGTAATATATAAATGTGCAGAAAGTGGAACTTTTTACACGACAAAAGATGATAATGACAAAAACATGGCAACAATTAATTTTAATGCAAACGATATGGATAGTCTTTGTAATGCATTAAATAATTGGGATTTATCAGAAAACTTTGAAGACGATGAAGAGGAGAAGGGATAATATGGCAAGAGATCATAGCGAATATATAGACGATTATTGTAGAGACAATTACGGTCATACAAATTGGGGATATTTAGATACCTATACAAAAGAAGAGTTAAAAAAAGCAGATCACGATATAGAAAACAATATTGTTTTTTGGCACGAGGATGATGAAGAGGAAGAGGGGGACGAGTGAAAAATAACGAAACATTAAAAAATAGACTTGCTGAATTAAGCAAGCAAAATACATTACTAGCAGATCATCTAGCGGGTATGTGTTGTCAAGCAGATGAAGACACGCCAAGCGAATATAGGACTGAACATTTTAGATCGACTATGGATGACGCTTATGAATACTTAGAAAAAATAAATTACTTTAAGAGGGACAAATGAAAAAATACAAAGTGAGAGCAGAAGAAACTATATATGCTATCTATGAAACAGAAATAGAAGCAAAAAATGAAAAAGAAGCTAAGAAGATTGCATTAGACACATGCGCCTCTGATTATTTGAGCAGTGATTGGTCAAATTCAGCGGGAGATTTTACAATAGAAGATATAGAGGAGATATAATAATGGCAGATAGAATAATATATAGATTATGGGAGTATAATAGTTCAACAGGTGAAGAAAAAATTTGGTATAGTCATTTGAGAGAACATTTAGAAAATCAATTTCCTACTATTAGTGAAGACCAACATATAACAGAAATAAATTTCAATGCTAATGATATGGAAAGTTTATGCGATAAATTAAATAGTGATGAATTGGAGGAAATAGAATAATGATATTAGATGATGAATACATAACTAGAGATATGCTAACAAAAGAAAGTTATGAAGGCAATAATTTTGCAGAAGGTAATGCAGTTAAATATGATTTACAAAATGGTAAAATAAATGTTATTTGTTTTTGTAGTGATGAGAATGTAGCTAAAGGAATTGCAGAAAGCTTAAACTTGTTAGATAATTTAGAGGCAGACGGAATAGAATTAAAGAAGTGACCCATATATTCAGACATCCAAACTACTATAGACAACTTAAAAAGAATCAAGCACCAAGCGATGATAAAAAAGATACTGAATCCTCAAGCGAAGAAGCTACAGGGTCAAGCGAAGACAACGAAGAATCAACAAGCGCAAGCGATTGATGGCCCTCGAATAATAAACACTTCTTCTTCCACTCCACAAGCACAAAAGAATTTTTAGGATGGCGGGCGTGAAACGATACTTGGTGAGGGGACAGGCGAGCCTTGTTACCACTTGCAACTTTTAATTCTACAGTGAAAAAGTGCCAATGATTATTATAGCCCAATAGATCGGGAGTACCAAGTAGGCTAAGGTTTTCCAACCTAGTCCAAATGATATCTTTTGAGGCAGTTTTAAGTTTTTTATATAGTTTAGTTTCTGGGCCCACAAGTGCATTAATAATCCTTCTGAAGTTTATCTGGTAAGATAAGACTTGAAGGTTTTTCAGTTTTTAAAACTAATCTGTGTGCACTATGACCTGGCTGACCAATAATTGGATGTGCATTTTCATGTACTTCCATTCTTCTGATAGCGTGTAGCTTTCCTTTTATCTCTACGTAGATGACTGCGTTCTTAACTGCATCCGATCCTTTCGTAAAGTTGCTTAGAAACAACTGTAAGTCTTGTACTCTCATGAATCTTTTTGTCTTAACTTAGCTGACAAGTCCTCTATCACTTTTTTGTATCCTTGCAAGAGATTTCTATTCATTTCATTCTCAGATGATATTTTTTTAAATTCAAATATTTCTTTTTTTAAAACACTAAGGAGAAACTCATAGCCTTTGATAGTCTCTTTAAGTTCATCTATCTGTCTAGTTAGATCTAACTGACCTCGATCCTCTTTTAAATCTACTTTAAACTCATTCTCATGGGTCATATCTTCCCCGTGTTCTTTTAAATGTGTGTAAGTGCGCTTCTCTTTCATTATTGACTTTATAGGATAATTGACTTAAATTGTCAAATATGGGCGTACCAAAAAGATTGACAGAATTACAGAGAAAGTTTGCTGAGATACTAGTCTTTGGTGACAAGGATGGTAAACCAGTAACAAAAACTGAGGCGGCAAAATTAGCGGGTTTTAGTCCCAACAGAGCTAGTCAAGAAGGATATGAATTAACACATCCTAAATTTCATCCATTAGTAGTGGAGTATATTGGTAAACTAAGAGAAGAAAAGATACAAAAATTTATGGTGACCTTTGATGGACACCTGGCGGAGCTAGACCGTATCAAAGAGAAGGCATTAAAAAAAGGATCCTTCTCAACAGCAGGAAATATGGAAATAGCTAGAGGTAAAGCGGCAGGATTGTATATAGACAGGAAGATTATTAAGACTGGTAAGTTAGAAGATCTATCTGAAAAAGAGTTAGAAAACAAAATGAAACAAATATTAGAAGACTATGCACCAATATTAAATGCAAAACAAATAGATGGCGAAGTTATATCTTCTGAATCTTCTTCACCCAAGGAAGAGGAATCATCGTTCGATCCCCAAAAGTAATACCTTCTTCATCCTTATCATAGGAAGCAAATAATTTAATAGAGTTTTTATCTTTAGAGTATAGCCAACCCTCATTGACAGGAGTTGCTAGTTTCATCTTATTGAAGTCTTTATCTGTAGCCCAAGCCGAGTCACTGACACAGTCGACCCACTCCACTCTGACTTTTTGAAAAGGTATATCAGGAGTTGTTATAGTGTTGATAGCTTTACGTCTTTTCCTAGGCATATCTCTATATATCACCCCTATAAGAGATGTACCAGATAAATCACTTAACAAATTTTCCATTTATTTGTCCCGAGCGGCACCACTGTACTCAGTTTGGACTAACCTTTTGCATAAAAAGACCTATAAATGACATAAATTTCTGTCACTAAAACAGTTTCTGTCACTAATTTTGTCACGTATTATTGTTGTATACCAACGATAATAGCTCATTCTGACACTTTGACACTTTTTTTTCATGTTTTTTTAAAACGTCTCTCATTTATTTCTGACATCTCTTATAGTATTTCTTGTGCCTTCTTTTTGTCATAATGTAGACTCATTACTGCCAACTTATCTTCTGCCTCTGCAATTTTTAGCAATAGTTTGTCAACTTCCCCTGTAATATCAGGATGTTCAGGGATAATTAGTTCCTGGTCACTGTAACATTGTATTTTATACTTGGCATCCTCTATTTCTGCCTTGTATCTGCAGTTTAGAACGTTTCTAAGTTTGTCATTCATCTTTTTTCTCCTTTTTCTGGTGAAATACCTCATACCAGGTATCACATTCATCACATTGGTACATGCTTACTATCTCATGTTCTGAATCTGGGTAGGTGTCTTCTGTATCGAAGTCATTGTTCCATCGTACATCAGCATTGCAGTAAAAACATTTCATTTAAAATCCTCTTCCTTCATTGGGGCCACTCTCTCTTTCTCATCGTTCATTAGTTCATGGTACATGTTCAATCGTTTCAAGAACTTATGTTTCCAGGCCCGTAGTTCATGATCCGTGAACGAAAATTCCTGATAAAATAGATCAGGAGTACATACCATTATCATTCCTTGACGGATATTACTCTTGTATACGTAATCATGGGCCATGCAATATGCTGCAATTTGAAGGTAATAATCTTCGATCCACTCTTCTTTCTTAGGTCTATTCGATTGTTTAAAGTCGATTATAGTATCAAGGCCGTTGTGATTACAGACGAGGTCAGTAGACCCAGCGTATAGCCCAGGATAATATAACATAACTTCCGAGCCGTAGTATTCCGTAACGTTCGATAAACCTTTTTCAATAATTTTTTGGGCCATGGGCTTCGCCTCCTGTCCGATCCCTGTAAGATCATCGTACCCAACTCCTTCCACATAAGATTCGAGGAACTTGTGCATAGATGTCCCCCTATTACTACTGTGGTTCTTAATTCGTTCAGCTTCTTGTTCTCCAACTTTGGCCTTCCATTTCTTTAAAAAATCTTTATTTGCGGTGGCCCCTAATATAGTAGTAACAGACGGAAGTCTATAATTACTTATCTCATAAACCCTTTTTCCAGTGTCACCATCTGTTATCTGTTTACCACTTATATAGTTGAATTTATTACTCTTCTTCATTGTCTAATTCTTCCTGTTCTTTTTTAAAACCCTCCATAAGTTCTTCATGGAGAGTCTTTTCTTTTTTAAAGATTCGATCAAATTCTTTCCTATACTTATCATCAGAAGGTCTTGAGATACCGTCCCATTGTCTACCTTTTTCTTTAGCCATAGATCTTCTCACATTTAAATTTATCCTTGTCATCAGAACTAAAAGATAAGTATCTGTTTCTATTCTTTAGAAACTTCAAAGGTTCTTGGTAAGTTGCATAACTAATCTTCTGTAAAAAATTAGAAGCATGAGGGCAACGTTCTTGAGATATCTTAACAGATTCATCATAATTGATTCCGTCTTTTAATTTAAGGTTAACAATTAAATCAATATCTCCACAGTCTTTAGCATCTTTATCTATATAACTACCAAAGGCATAGATTGATTCTACCCTTACAATATAATATTTATCCGTGTTCAGTGTTTCAACACGCTCTAACAATTCTTTTACAACCTTGATTGCTTTTTCTTTTGAGATAGGTTTGATAAACTTAGCATTAACCAGGGATAATGCTTTGTTCTCTAGTTCATAATAAGCACTACCATTAAAATCTTTTTTATTGATATACCCTTCTTTGATCATATCTTTGAAAAATTTTACGATCTTTTCTTCAGAAGTTAGCTTTAGTTCTGGCCAATACTTAATAGAGCTAGCATTAAATTGACCGCTAGTGTGATCTCTAAAAAATTTTCTAAGGTGTTTAGCTTCTATCCCTAGTATCTTATCACTTGAATTTACTCTCATATTTCTCCTTTATAGTTTTTTCTTTAGTTCTTTCACATACTCTTCGTTTTCTTTTTGTCGTTTGTCCTCTATCATCTTAGCATGTTTACGCCATGCCCAAGAATTCATTTGCCCTGCCCACTTCATAATGAAATGAAGCGTATTATATACTATCCTGTCCAACATTTTTCCTCCTCTTAAAATCTGCTAGATCAACTATATTGTCAACATTTATTTTTTCATTAGTATAATACTCTATGACTTGTTGAATCTTATGTAGCTTTGTGTGAGCAAAGGGCCAAAGTAAACAACACACATAAAAAGCATCTCTAAATACACAACGCCATTTATATTGTTTAAGATATGGAGTACCATCTTTACGTAAACCTTTTACTTTTTTAGGTCTAAGCGTTCCAACTCCTAATACTTCATGGAGCCAGATTAAAACACTACGATCCGTCATAGTTATTTCCATATTGATACGCATTGAATTAGATAATCTAAACCCTGGTTTACCCTTGTGTTTCTTTTTCTTCTCTATACCCCGTTTAATATGAATAGATCCTTCTCCATCAAACAAACCTGCAATATAAGCTTTGTCTACATCAGAAACCATTAATGTATCGATATCCCCACACCTTCTATCTCAAAGTCATCATCATAGTCATATATCTCTCCCTGTGAATCACAGTCATAACACTGTTCAATAAATTCTTCGGGACTTAATATAGTATTAAATTTTATGTATCCGTTACCTTTACAGGTAGGACAGATA